GCTCGGCGGCGAACCTCACGAACCCTTCTACCGGGACCGTCACGGTGGTCACGGCGGGAGGGTCGAGTCTTTCCCTGTCTGCTGATGGCGGGGCGATGACCTGCGACAACCGCTCGCCGTGGCTGAACGGGACATACCCGGGGTCGCCCGTAGTCCTAAACCCGGTTCAGGTCCACCTCTTCGGAAACAACAGCCCTTACTCTGCACCTGACACGGAGCCCTTCCTCACAGCCGTCGTGGGTTTCGGTTACAACAGCTACCGCCACATCTACATCGGCACGATGGTCGCGGCAGGCAATTACACGAACGGCGACGTCATTTGCTGCAACGACTTCAGCAGGTCCTACACCGACCTGTATCCACTCAATGCACTGAGCCGTTACCTTTTCAATGCCTATCAGAGCCACCCCGGGGCTGGACATGGGGGAGTGAAGATCACCCATGCGGACAACGCGAACACATGGCGGACCTTCAGGACTCCCTCCGCGTCGTCTAACAGCTTTCCGGACAACTACAATATTCTCTATGGAACCGAGGTCTTCGGGGGCAATGGGGATGGGATCAACGACGGCCTCACTTATCGGGCCCACGCGGACTATGCCGCAGGGCAGTTGCTAGTTCCTGTGAACTTATACTGCCCCGACGGGGCCGACGGGGTGGACTACCGGATCAGGTCGTTAGGGCACGTCTCGGGCGCTCGTCTAGTCGACATGGACGGTCTGGAACCCGAGCAGCAAATCTCAATATCCGCTGACAACTGGAGGGTCTTCCCGGAGTTCTCCAAACGGTCCGACGCTTTCTTGGACTGGTCGGAGATCGGGACCACGACATATTGGCCCTATGAGTTGTCCGGGATGTTCGGATTGGCGTATCGGGAGAACAGCTAAGTCATGGCGTTCGCGGGCACCTTAAACTCAGCCCTGATCTACTTCGCCAATGGCGACTATGCAGTAGACAACACGGGTAAAACGAACCTTGCTGATCCCCAGCAGGGCTTTTACCTCGACCCCTTCGGTGCTGGCGCTCACACGGAGAGCCTCGTCGACGTCGGGCGGGCGTCTGGCGGAGGCTACCGCCAAGTCACGTTTGTTGAGGACTTCTACAACCGCGTCCACTTCGTCCCGAGTCCATTCACCTTTGGCCCTATCGCGTCCGATACGACACGGGTCATGGCAGTCTGGAACGCCCACCTTGTCCCGAACGACTTCACCGCTCTGGGCCTCGACGGCGGGATCAACGTCACCTACGGCGGCGACTCGATCCCGTTCACCTTTGGCCCTCTCGAAGAGGTCGACCTGCCGTTCACAGCCCTGCAAAACGGGACGCCCGCGTTCAGCGAGTTCACGACGTTCACCTTCTCGCTGAAGGACCCCTACAACATCCTGTTTACGGGCGACCGAGCAGTCCTGATCGAGCGCGGCCCGAACTGGCGTGACCCAATGGTCGAGACCTACGAGTTCCGCACCGAGATCGTCCACCGCAGCCGCTCGGGCAAGGAGCAGCGCCGGGCGCTACGACAGGAGCCTCGCAGAACGCTCGCCTACACCCTGTCGACGTGGGGCAACACGAGACGCGACGCAGAGGGCCTGCTAACCCGCTGGCGTCGTCGGACAGTCGTCACCCCAGTATGGCCGTGGCGCACTACCACGTCGACTACGGCTGTCGCGGCGACCACGACCCTAAACCTCGACTACGTCCCAAACTGGGCCGTTCCAGACATGAACGTGGTCATCGAACATCCCGGGATGCCCGCCCGAATCAATGGCACCATTGCATCGGTCGGGGCCAGCAGCATCGTTCTCGTGATCGGCCTCGCCTACGAGGTCCCTGCCGGGGCCACGGTGACGCAGATGCTGACGGCACGGGTGCGCGACGCGCAGAAGGTCGACAGGGTGACAGCGGACGTGGCCGAGGTCCCGTTCGTCTTCGACATCACGCCGGGCATCGACCCGATCTACACGCCGCCCGCCGCGTCCGTGTTCCACGATGGCTACGAGGTCGTGCTGACTGACCCGAACTGGTCAGCAGGGATCGAGGAAACGTGGGATATGCCGCTCGACGTCGTTGACGCGAATTGGGGTGTGAAGGTCTTCTACGAGTATCAGGACTTCGTGCAATACACGATGCGCCTGCTCTACTCCGGCCTGCGGGAGACCAAGGTCCAAGACGTGATCGACCTGTTCTACCGGCAGAAGGGGATGCGCGGCGAGTTCTGGTATCCGACCCGGGGGCGCGACGTCGAGCCCGGCTACCAGTTGGACGAGAGCGCCAGCACGATCCGGATCGCGGGCTCGGACTTCGCCACGGACTGGTCGGATCAGTCAACTAATCAGGCGATCATCGTCTGGCTGACCGATGGCACATACTTCACCCGGAGCGTCACGGACCTGTCGACTACGACGGACGTCTTCGGGACGGACTCGGTCATCACCTTGGATGATGTCTGGCCCTATGACATACCCACGAGCGACGTCAGGAAAATCTCATGGATGATGCGCTGTCGGTTCGCAACTGACACACTGCGCGTCGAGTGGCTAAACGACGAGAAGGCCAACGTGCAGTTCTCGCTTTCGACATTGGAGGTTCTATGACCTACGACGCATTTGACCAAGGCAGGGCGACAGGGTCGCCCATCGAGACCTACCTGTTCACCCACGGGCTGAACCCGACCGACTACTACGCCTTCACGGATGCGGAGCGCAGCTTCGATCTGGCGGGCAAGACCTATGTGGCCGTGCCGATCTTGCGCGACGGGATCACCACTTCAGGGGGGCGTTCCGAACGCAACGACCTGAAGATCAAGATGTCGGCCAAGGAGCCGATGCTGAATCTGTTCCAGATTTACCCACCAGACCAGCCGATCTCCGTCCTGATAAAATCAGGGCACTTTGAGGACGGTGATGCAGAGTTCGTTCCGACCTTCAACGGCAAGGTCATCAACGTCAAGACTATGTCCGACGGCTGGGCAGAGGTTCTGTGCCGCCCTCTCTGGACCGCAGCCCGTCAAGGCGGCCTGCGCAGGCATTATCAGCTTGGCTGCCCTCACGTCCTCTACGGAGACCAGTGCGGGGCCTCCGAGACGGCGGTGACGACCACTGCGGCTGCTTTCCCGTCGCTAAACAAGGTGACACTGGCGGGCGGCTGGGAGGGTGCTTACGCCAAGAGCAAGTTCCGGGGCGGCTGGCTGGAATGGAACGTGGGGTCCAACGTCCATAGGCGCACGATCCTCTCTCTATCGGGAGACACTCTGACCCTGTCCGGGCCCGTAATGGACCTGACCGTCGGGTATGCCATGCGCGTCGTCATCGGGTGCAACAGACAGATGACGGACTGCGCGGACATCCACGCAAACATCCACAACTTCGGGGGTCAGCCTTGGATTCCCACGAAGAACCCGATCAACACCAACCCGTTCTTCTCGTGAAGGAATTACTATGCCCCTACCTTGGTTAGCCTCCCTTCTGATCGGTCTCGCGATCTCCGTTGTCGCTTACCTGATTATGCCCAAGCCAAAGCAGCCCAAGCCGCCCGAGGCGAAGGACCTAGAAGGCCCAACCGCAGAAGCGGGTCGACCTGTGCCTGTTGTTTTTGGTAGGATGCGGGTCAAGGGCCTCAATTTGCTGTGGTATGGAAATATCTCGAAGCGGGTTTACGAGGTCGATGCAGAAGGAGGTGGCAAGAAATGACGGTCGACCATGACACAGGCAGAGACATCGTCCTGAAAGCCGCAGACGCCCGTGTCTGTGGCTTTTGTGGCCGGGGCCAGAATATCTGGGGTGCCGACAAGGGCATCACCGTGCGCGGGCTTCTGGCTGGTGAATACACGGTTGGTATGGCCGAGGACATGAACGACGCTATGGCGAATCGTATCGCCGCAGCCGCAAGAAAGAGGGTGTCTGGTGGGTAAAGGTGGCGGCGGAAAACGTAGAGTAATTGACTACCACATCAACATGCATTGGGGCGTCTGTTGGGGTCCTGTGGACTCGATAGAAGAGATCAGGTTCAAGGAAAAAGTCGCTTTTAGTGGTTCTGTGTCCTCGAACAATTCGCTCTACATAGACGAGCCGGAACTGTTTGGAGGCGACGAGGCGGAGGGCGGGGTCCGGGGCTATGTGGACTTCATGCTGGGCGACTCGGGTCAGGTTCTCAGCGACGTTACGGCGGGCCAACTAGGGTTGACGAGCAGCACCGCCCCGGGCTTCCGGGGGATCACGTCGCTGTGGTTCCACAACGGGGATGTCTCAGAAAACAGGGGGTTTATGATCTCCCAAAACAATCCATACATCTCGACGCTGGACGTCCGGGTCGCTCGCTATTCGAGGCACCCAAATCTCAACGTGGCCCATGACCTCATTGGGGACGATGCGAATCCGGCCCACATGATTTTCGAGATTTACACGAACAACGACTGGGGTCTCGGCTGGCCCGTCGCCGCGTTTAATCTGACAAGCTGGCGAGCCGTGGCCGAGACCTTGTTCGACGAGAACTTTGGCCTGTCCATGATGTGGGTCACACCCGGAGAAGTCGAAGCCTTCGTGGCGGAGATTATCGACCACATCCAAGCGACGATCTACACCGACCCGACAACGGGCTTGGTCGAGATCAAATTGCTACGGGACGACTACGACCTGCTGACTGCGAAGACCTTCAGCCCGGACAACTGCACCTTAGAGGACACCGAGCGCCGGGCCCTCGAAGACACAGTCAACGAGATTAGCGTCGTCTACACCGACCCAGAAACGGAGGAAGAACTCACCCTCCAAGTGCAGGACCTCGCCAACATCGCGGCCCAGAATGGACTCATTAAAGGTGACAGCCGGAACTACTACGGCGTCCGGAACGCGGAACTGGCGTGGTCTTTAGGTGAACGCGATTTACGCGAGGCGTCCTACCCCTTGTTCAGCACAAAGATCATCGCAGACCGAAGCCAAGGTCAGATCATCCCCGGCGAGGTTATCGAACTACAGTGGCCCGAAGAGGGCATTACCAGCATGGCCTGCCGTGTCCTCGACATCGCCAACGGCAAGAAGGGTGACGGCAAGATGATCCTGTCCGTGGCCGAGGACATCTGGTCATTAGACCGAGCCGAGTTCGAGGTTCCCCCAACCACCAACTGGGAACTGCCCTCGGTTTCGGCTACCGCCTTCGCCCAACAGAGCGCGATCACAGCGCCCTATCCCGTCCTATCACGGCAGGGGCTGACCCCGGCATACGCCGACGTCTACGTCGGCCTGCTCGGCCAGCAGAACGATCTGGATACTGAGTCCTTCACGCTCACCACCGAGGTCGTGAACCCGGCTGGTGATACAGTCGAGGCCAACTACAGCGGGATGCTCCAAGCGCCGTTTGGTGTGTTGGCCGTGGCTTTCGATGCCGAGGTCGAGTCTGTCGTGGCCGAGGCCGACATGCCCGCGATGTCAAACGACTTTGGCAGCTACGCCACAGGGCAACTCTTCTACATTGGCGACAGCACGGACGACACGCTGAACGAGATCGTCATGCTGAAGAGTTACAGCGTAGGCAACTGGACGATCAAGCGCGGCATCTGGGATACCGTGCCCCGTGCATGGCCTCTCTCTACCGAGGTCTGGTATTTCTCGACCAGCTTCTCCGCAGCCGACCCGAACGTCCGTTCCGCAGGAGCCCCTGTCAGCTACTGGCTGCGGCCTAAGACGCTCGCCGGGACGTTGCCTAAACTGTCCGCCGTCGAACTGGTCTACACGCCCAGCGAGCGGCCCCACCTACCCTTCCGCCCGGCCAATGTAGGCGTCTCCGGGGACACGGGCTTCGGCCTGCTCGACCTCGGAACGCCAGCCCCGTTCACCGTGAGTTGGGCGAACCGAAACCGGGCGCTAGAAGACACCGTCGCCCTGCACTGGGATGAAGCCTCGGTGGCTGTCGAGACCGGCCAGACGACCACGATCCAGTTCCTTGACGCGAGCGACGACAGCATGATCGTCCAATATGTTGGACTGACCGGGTCCAGCTTTGAGGTCCCGTCTGGGGGAGGGCCCACGACCGCGTGGTCGACCAAGATGCGGGTCTTCTCTGTCAGGGACGGACTCGAGTCGCTCCAGTATTTTGAGCGGCTGGTCGACATAGACTTTGATTTTGCAGGAACTAGCGGCTATGGTTCCGCATATGGCGAAACTTACGGAACAGGGGCGTAGACCATGGCGGGAACAACAACGAACAAAAACTGTGTGACGACCGGGTGGATTCTACTCGCGGAGAACGTCACGGCAGCTTGGGTGCAGATGCAAGGCGTGGGCCATGTCCGGGTCCACGTCGGCGCAGCCGACCCCGGCGCTGGCAGTGAGGTTGGCGTCATCATCGACGGCACGAACCTGTCGACGATCCCGCTAGTCGGATTGGAAAGTGGGGTCGACCAAGTCTGGGGCCGCGCCATGAACAATGCGGAAACCGTTGCCGTCCTGACTACGGGGGGCTGACATGGCATCAAGAATATCAGCAGGGGCGCTGGCCCTTAACACTGACTGGGTCCTCGGCGACGCTTGGAAGGCGGGCATGGATGCCAACCTCCTAAAACTGTCCGTCATGTCTATGCCCATCGTCCTGTCGCGAGGGACATCGCTCCCGGGCGGCACCGAAGGGCAGGTCTATATCGTCCCGACAGGTGACGCCAACGCCGAGGACATCGCCGTCTACGACGAGGCTGTGTGGACCTACTTCACCCCGGCTGAAGGATTCTTGGCCTACGTCGCCGACGAGGACGCCTTTGTCCGGTTCGACGGTGCGGTCTGGGATGTCTACTCGACCCCGATCCGATACAACGTCCAGAGCGGGACAACCTACACCCTACTCGAAGCGGACCTTGATGGACGGACTTGCGTCCTGTTCACCAACGCAGCCGCCGTGACCTTCACGATCCCTGCTGGCCTGACCGGGCTGCAACCCGTCATGTGCATCTCAGAAGGTGCCGGGGGTGTGACGAACACAGCCAGCGGGACGACGTTGAACAGCAAGAATGGTCTGGTCGCTGCCGAGGGGGCCTGCTGGTCGATCATCCCGCGAGGCGGCGACGTCTTCCGGCTTTCGGGGGACCTGACAGTATGACACCAACTATGCGACTCTTACTGATGACTACGGCCCTCGGGGGTGGTGGTGGTGGTGGCGGTGGCGGCACTGGCTTCGTCAATATGTATTCGGTCAACCGCATCACCACCATGCGGGTCCCTGTCGACAGGGTCTCAATGTATTCGGTCAACCGCATCACCACCATGCGGGTCCCTGTTGACAGGGTCACAATGTATTCGGTCAACCGCATCACCGTCATGCGCCTGCCGTAAGAAAGGAAAACCCAATGGCTGCACCAGTCTTCACCTTCTTCTCGCTCTACCAAGAGGGCGTCACCGTCACTCCCAACACTGGGGCCATCCGGCCTGAATACGGGAGCAATGGATACACCACTATGGGGTGCCCGGGATTCGACATATACGGGGGCTCCGCATATGACGCAGAGGTCGCCCTCGACATCTCTGGCGACAGTCTCTCCGATGGGTGGCTCCGCTTCCGTTACGTTATGAACAGGCACAGCGCCCTTCAGAACATGGTCGTGTTCTCCGGACCGACCACGGACCTGCTTCGCATCCGCAACGTGAACGCCTACTCGACGGACCCCGACCTCCGGTTTGAATACTGGGGCGGTGCGTCTTGGACCCAGATCGGGGTGGACATCGGCTCTTCGGAGAACGTGGACATCGACGTCCACTGGCACATCGACGGCGCGGCGGGAGCGTTCGAGATTTACCTCAACGGGGTGCTGTCTCAAAGCGTCTCTGGCGACACGCTCCATACCGCCGACACGACCATCGACACGGTCGCGTTCTTCGGGTCTTCAAACACCACGTCCTACGAGACGTCGTTCTGGCACATCTTCGTCGACTCGGTTGACAGCCGGGGCCTCTACATGGACGTGGGAGGGACCAGTTTTGCGGGCTTCTACAATGACTTTTCGGGTGGGGATTACACCGATGTGAACGAAAGGCCCGGAGAAAGCAACTGGGACCTCGACTACATCATCGGTGACGCTGCGGGCGAGAAGTTCACGGGGATCAACACCGCCATCAACGCCTCTCTCGAAGCATCCGGGACGGTCGAGACGGTGATCGTCGGCTTCTCCGGCGCGGCCCAGACGGAACCTGCTCTCTACTCCAAGCCTCTGATCCGAATCGGTTCGACCGACTACAGCCCGACCGGGTCGGTGCAGGGGAGATCGGAAGTTTCCCAGACCCCCAGCTACCGAGGCTTCTATGGGATCGAGGTTCCGAACGACCCGTCGACCGGGGTGGCTTGGGCCAACGTCGCTGCGGTCGAGGCCGCTGAGTTCGGGTGGGAGATGTCGGCCACGGCCTAAACCGTAGACAATGGTCAGTTGATCCTTTAGGCTCCCGGGCAACAACTCGGGAGCCTAATCATGTCTGGAATCGTTCGCAGCATCACGCACTGGACCGCAGGAGGCGGCAGAGCGTCCGACGTCGACAAGAAGCACTACCACAGGATCACCGAACACGACGGCACCATCGTCGACGGTAAGAAAGAGATCGAGGACAACATCGTCACGTCTGACGGAGCCTATGCAGCCCACACCCTGAACCTGAACACAGGGTCCGCTGGGTTCTCTATGGCGGGGATGCGGGGGGCCAAGGACACCGATGACCTTAACTGGGCCGGGCCGAGCCCGATCAACGAGCGCCAGTTCGAGGCCCACTGCAAGATGCTGGCCGAGTTCCACCTATCCTATGGGGTCGAGGTCAACGGTCGGACCTGTCTGACCCACGCCGAGGTCCAACCGACACTGGGCGTCAAGCAGAAGGGGAAGTGGGACTTCACCCGGCTGCCGTTCAAGCCAGAACTGCGCGGAGCGATCCCAGTCGGGAACTACATGCGCGAGCGCGTCCGGTCCTACATGCCGACCCTCCTGCCGATCTCCAAGAACCGCCCCACCCTGCGCCAAGGCGACAAGGGGATGTTTGTCGAGGACCTTCAGGAACTGGTGGCTGGGGTAGGCATCTTCTCGGGCAAGATCGACGGCCAGTTCGGGCCGCGCACGGAGCAGGCTGTCCTCGCCTTCCAAAGCCATTCCGGAATCGTCGCGGACGGAGTCGTCGGGCCGCGCACATGGGAGGCCCTGATGCGGGCTCAACCCATGCAGGAGCGCGACGTGACAGAGGCCGACCTGCGGAAGTCCGGATCGCGGACCATCAAGGCCGCAGACAGCGCAGAGACGGCAGGCAAAGCAAGTGCAGCGGCTGTCGTGGGCCTCGGGTCTCTGGACGCCGTCATGGACCTCGTAGACAGGCTAGGAGAGGCCGATTCGTCCCTCCAAGCGGCGCAGCAAGCCATGCTCGCCAACTGGCATATCCTGATCGTCATTGGCATCGGCCTGACGGGATACTCATGGGGGCCGAGGATCATGCAGCAGATCAGAGCGATCCGCACAGACGACGCCCAGTCCGGGGCGAACCTCAAACGATGATCCGGTGGCCCCTATCATCTCTCGTCTATGACGAGACCGAGAAGTGGCTAGGAGCCGCGACCAAGCTGTGGTTCGTCCGGATCGGGCTCGTGGACTATCAAGGAACGAAGCGATGATCTCATACCTGATCGGTGGCCTCGGCCTTGTGGCCCTTCTCGCTGGCGGGTTCGCCACAGTCCAGACCAAGCGGCTCGAAACCAAGCAGCGCGAGATGGCCTTGGTGCAGGGCCAACTACAAACCTGCGGAGGTCGCCTTGCCGCGATCCTGCGAGACGTGGAGTCTGACAATGAAGTTGATAATCTTGACCTTACCGATTTTGACATCCCTGCTGACTGGATGCGCCCCACCGATCCCCCCAATCCTTGACGACCCGGTTCTGTTCTGCGATGTGGAAGAGGCCCGCAGGTTCTCCCACGAAGAGTGGGCATGGCGGGCGGCCAACGCCCCTTGGAACCTCGCCCGGGATGTGAAGACCAACAAAACTTGGGACCGGGAATGTGCAGAGCCCACAACCCAAGAGGGGGGAGGACCTCCCGTATCCGGTTGATACGAGTTGATTTTTCAGGTTTCCCAATCTACCATACCCCCGAAGGGTTTAACTAAGAGGTTTTGCGGTGTTTTTAGGCGAAGGCGATACCTCCAAGCTGGAAGGCAACGAGCAGACAACGCTCGCCCACCTTCGCCGTATGATTGAAACCCACCACCTCGTCGCGCTCACCCCCAAAGAGAGCCAAGTGGCGATCAGGGCGATCACCTTCTACGCCCGGTGGGAATCGGCCTTTGCCTTAGTTAATTCTTTGCGCAACGTCGTATTCCTGACAGCAGGGGGCCTCGCCTTCTGGTGGGCTACGGGAGGCGAGAACTTCGTCACCGAGTTTGTTCGAAGGAGTGTGGAACCTTGAGGACCGAACCTATGCCCAATCTCCCGTGGTTTTTCACGCGCCCCCTCGAATTAACTGCGGCGTTCACTGTGGTATTCCTTCTGACGTCGTATCTTGACCAAAGAGAACAAGACAGGTTCAACTCCACCGCCGAGACGGAGTGGTTCGAGGTCACTGAACTTTTCGTCCCAGACCACGAAGTCGGGGAGAACCCCTTGCTGGCCTACGACAGAGAAATTCGGAAGCCCTTCAGGGGCTACTGGGTGGCCGAGATCAAAAGCCGCGATTCACATAATTCTGAAGGTCGGTTCTTCACGGCCTGCACAGGCAACGGCCAGTCGGACTATGGAGCCGACGACATGCTTGACCCTGCAAAGGTCACATGGGAGTGGTTCCTCGGTAGGCCCTGCGACGTCCCGCCCGGCATTTACCGGATGGAGGTCACATGGGACATGAAGGTCCCAGAGTTCGACAGGGTCAAACGATACACAGTCCTGTCCAACCCCTTCACGGTCTATGCGCAGAAGGGGCCGCCGCGTCGTTAGAGCAACGACAGGGCCTCGGCGTCTAGGATCGCGGGCTTGTCCCTGTCGAACTTGCCGACCTCGTTCCCCATCGTATGCCAGCCCTCCCCTGTCGAGCGGCTGAACATCTCCAAGTATGGGCCAGCGACCAGAGCCTCAAGTCGGGTCAGTCGGTCATCTGGCTTGCGGCTGTGTTCCCGGGCCGGTTCGAGGATCGTCTGGCGCACCCC